CTAGGCGATTCGTCGCCCCGCCCAGACGACGCGGCCGACGATATCGACCGAAGCCGGGTCGCAATCGGGCCAGCTTGGGTAAGCTTCATTGTCGCTGATAATCGACACGCGGCGCGCGGCTGGGTTGAGCGCGAGCCGCTTGACCATCAGCGCGCCTTCCAGCCGAAGCACGTAGATCCCGTCGCGCAGGCGGTCGGCGGCGTCGCCGCGGTCGACCAGTATCTCGTCGCCGTCCCCAAGTGACGGCACCATCGAGTCCCCTTCGACGCGGATGATCGAAAGCTGATCGATGTCGCCGCCGGTGAGACGGCGGAGCCATTTGGGGTCGAACGCCAGATGCGCGGCCGGATGCTCGTCGCGCGCGAAGGCGCCCGGGCCAGCGGATGCACCGAGATCGAATAGCGGGACCACCACGGGACCTGCCGTTTTCGCGATGGGACCCGGCGCGGGACCACCGAGCAGCGCCTCGTCGACATCGAAGTAGCGCGCGAGCAAGCGGCGGTCGTCCTCCGCCAGCTTGCGGGGGATGCCGCGCTTGATGAACTGCTGGATATAGGCGGCGTTGCGCCCGATCAGCCGCGACAGGCCGGCATAATCCTCCCCCCGTTCCTCGATCAGGCGCTCAAGCGCCGCGCGCGCGTCCATAAGGCTCCATAATGATAGGAATTATCCTAGACAAGTAGGAAATCGCCTTCGATCTTAGAACATACCAGGAACAATGATTCGAAGGGAGTCCAGCCCGTGCACCTGCTTCGTCGTGTAGAGCTTTTGTAGCGGGACAGGAGGTTCTGGAGTCGCGGACAAGACAATCTGGAGCACTGAAAACCAGCTCGTCCTCACGCTGTCTTCCTCGCCTTGATATCCATCAGCTCTTCGAAGCGGCGTCGGACGGCCGGACCATCCCGGAAGCGGTCTTCGCGCCGGTGGCGCCGGAGGATCGGCCGCCGGGCCTCGGCGATCGCCTGCGCCTCGCCAGCGTCCGGCAGGCGCACCGGCCAGCCCTTCACATAGCGGAGGCCCGCGGGCATCTCCTCCTCGATCCGGCGCCGCTGTGCTGCGTCACGCTTCGCCTGCTCGAGGTCGGCGCGCAGGCCATTCGAGAGCAGAGAGGGCGCCACGTCGCCGAGCCAGCGGTCCGGCTGGAAGCTGAATGTCGAGCTGGCTTCCATCGCCACCAAGTGGAGATAGAGGTCGAGGTTGCCGGCTGCGCTCGCCGCCGCGCGGAGATCGCCGATTGAGGCGAGCACGCAGAAGGCGCACGAGAGGCGGCTGGAGCCATAGACGGTATAGGCTTCGTGAAGCGGCAGGCCGTGCCTGGTGTGGCAGCCGAACACCTCCTCGGTGCTCCAGTCGACGCCGGGGTGCCAGAGCATCATGCTGGTGCCGTGCCGATTGTCGGGCTTGGCATAGCGCGTGTCCGGCTGGCTGATGGCGGTGCCGCGGCGCTTCGTGCTCTCATCACGCCGGATGCCGACCACCTGGACAATCTGCTGCCCGCGGAAGCGGCGGGCGAGGATCGGCCCCATCACCTGCGCTTTCAGCTCGGAGGTGCAGAAGCGCTTGTTCGCCTGGCTCCAGGGGCCGATGAGATTATAGGTCGCCAGCGCCTCATAGCGCTCCAGGGCATTCGAGAAGCGCTTCTCCCATCGCTGCACTAGGTCGCCGGCCGTCCGCCGCACGGTGAGCAGCTCCAGGCCGAGCACCGCCGCGATCCTCTCGACCGTGGCAGGGGTGGATTGCCACTCCGCCCGGCCGAGGTCCGCATGGATGCCGATGCGGCGATCACGCGAGTGACCGATCGAGTCCAGGAACGCGATCGCGGCATGGCTGGTCGCGGTGCTGTCTTTCCCTCCGGAGAGGTTGAACACGAACACCGCGCCGGCACGTGCCGCATCCAGCACGGCGTCGTCCGTCGCCACCTGCTCAACCCGCGCAGGAGGTCCAAGTTGCCTCATAAAGTGCTCCTAAGAGCTCCCTAAGACGTGACTAAACCGCCTGGATGCGCGATGAGAGCGCCTGGCTCTCCTCAGTGACCCTATCGAGCATGGTGTCCAGCTGGGCGAGCTCGTCGGTCGCGAGCGTCTCGCGGGCGGCTGCGATGTTCTCGGTCGCTTCGTCGACGACGGCTCGGCCTTGCTCGATCAGACTCAAGCCGCGGCCGAGCTGGCCCATCAGTTGTTCGAACATGCTCGCCTCCTAGAACTTTGGAAAGGGGATGCCGGTGAGGCGGCTGATCTCGCCCAGCGCGGCAAGGGCAGTTGCTGCCGCCCTGGCCTGGGCTGCGGCGTCCTTTGCTCGTCGGCCAGAGCCGAGGGCGGCGATCACCCGACGATCGAGTGCCTTCACCTGATCCTTGAGCGGGCCAGCGATGACGCCCGCCTCCATGCCGGCCAGCGCGGCCGTGCCGACCGTCTGGTAGACGAGGTTAGCCAGGATGAGCCCCTGTGTGCCGGTGACAAGCACCCTGCCCGCGACCGCATCGACGCGCCCGGCCACCGCGGCGCCATCCGGAGCCGCGGCAGCCGGAGCAGCTGGAAGCGGATCGACAGGGGGCGGGGCGCCGATGGCGCAGCCGGATAGGAGCAGCGCAAGCGCGAGCAAAAGTGTCTTAAGCATCCGAACCTCCGGTGATGGTGGGTGCGTGTTTCTGGCTGAGCCTGGCCTGGACAGCCACGGCGTCGGCCACGATCCCGATGATCAGGACCGCCGCGTCTGCCAGCTGCCGCTCGTCCTCGGGTGCGATCTCCCCGGAGAGCCCGGCGATGAAGAGCAGCTTGCATGCGGCCGAGACGATCGCCCCGACGATGATGCGGGACCGCCACCACGGCAGCGTTTCAGGAGCATCGGTCACAGGCCGACCCTCGTCCGAAGCCATCCGTGGACGAATGCCTCGTTGGCGCGGCGCGACCTGGCGAGTTGCTTGTAGCGTGCGCCCTGGTCCGCATTCAGGCCGCGCAGGAGCACGAGATCGGCCTGCCCAGCGCCTCGCGCCCGGCGAAGCGAGCGGAGGGCGGACAGCGTGCCGGGACCGATGTCGCCATCTTCGGCGATGTCGGCGTACAGCTTTCCGCCGTCATTGAGAGCGTTCAGCCACTCCTGAAACCATCGGGCGGGCACGTCCGGCCCCATGTTGACGCCGGTGTCGAACAGCTCCTCGGCGACGGCGGGGCTGATTTCCGCCACCGCTGCGAAGCCGGGGTCGATCAGATATTCCTGGAGGTAGATTCGCTTCGCCTCGTCACGCGGCAGCTGGCGCATGTCGCCACGGTAGCCATGCCTGCGCGCGACCCGTTCGGTGATGCCCCAGCGGGTCGGACCGCCGCGATCGGCAGGGTGATTGGAATAGCCACCCTCCTTGCCGATCGTGGCCTCGACCATGTCATCGATGAGCTTGCTTCCGGCCATAGGCGGGGAATGCCACGACACCTCAGCGGCGCAGGGCTTCCGCTGACGGACTCACACCCATTGCGTCACCGACAGGCCCCAACGATGCTTGGTCGGGTCCCCGCGCTCATAATGTTCGAAGCGTTCGAAGAGGCCGTAGTGGATGCGCTCGTTCAAGCCCGGCGTCGCGTCGGGATCTTCGACGGCGATCAACGGCCGGCTGTTTCCGCGATTGAGAGCAAGATCGTATAGCTGGTCGAGCTCGGCATCGCTCAAGTCCCCGAAGACCCAGCGAAAGCCGCCCTTGCGGGTGCCATGGCCGATGCCGAAGCCGCCGCCGGGCAGCGACTCGACCGACCCGGTGTCGATGACGGTGCGGCCGCCGCCCTTCTCGCGATTGTACTGGGTCTCGAAGGCGAGCCCGAAGATGATGATACCGATGGTCGGCACCGCCCCGGCCAGATTGGGCGCGAAATCGACCTGCCCGTAACGGTGCTCGACAGGGGCGGCCAGCCGGCGAAAGGCGTGGCGGCGCGGGGGCTCCGCGGAAGAGGAGGGCGCGAAGGCTGGCATGTAGGCGTTGTGGACGACCTCCCCGCCGCCCGCCAATCCGCTCGACCAGGCGTAGGAGGGCGCGGACACACCACCGATGAACCCGATGAAGAGCGAATCGAACGCCACCGGCTTGCCGAAGTCGAAGCTGAAGCCGACCGGGCTACTGCTTCCTACCCAGACTTCCTTGGGGTCCGGGGTCGCAACGTTCGACCCGCCGGTGCCGTTGGACGCCGTCACCACCGTTGGCTGGCGCGGCCGCACGATCAGCATCTTGCTCACGCTAATTTCCTCAATACGGTCAAGGTGGACTGGTCGGTGTCGCGGGCTTCCTCGACGCCCAGGACGAACACGGTAGGTCCTGCTTCATAGCCCAGCCGATTGCCGACGATCGCGACGGGGCGGCCGAGCAGGTAGAGGCGGAGCCCCGAAACCAGATGCGTGTCGATCACCAGCACGCCGCCCAGGAAGGCGACCTGCCGGGCGGCCTCGGCTTCGGCGCCTGGCTTGAGCGCGAGCGTGCTGCGGATCTCGGTCTCGCGGGCGAGCCCGCCCCATAGCCCCGCGATCGCCGCATCCTCAGCCGCCGCGAAAAGGATGCCCTCGCGCAGCCAGCGCGCGAATTCAGGATCGACGCTCATCTTTCTCCCTCTCTCAGGCGCTGGATCTCGGCACGGAGCTCCTCGTCGAGCTCGTCGAACTCGATGCGACGCCGACAGTGGCCGCGCTCCCCGAGGAGCCGGAAGAGCATGTCGATCGGCACTTCGACGATCCGAGCCCAGGGCCGGCCGCGCAGCGCTTGGCGCCCGACCTTGGAGCTGATCGTCTCGTCGGCGCTCGGGCAAGGTCCGCCCATGATCAGATACTTCGGCCCGCCGAACAGGACGTGCGCGAGCTGGTCGATCGCGATCAGCAGCTCGATCAGCCAGCGAGCCAATCTATGCGGCATCGCCCGGCCACCCCGTCTCGATCTCGCCGAACACCGGGTCGTCGATGCTCGCGGCCGCGTTCACCCGGTCGGTCAGGCTCTTGCGGCGCGTGAAGCATCCCTGGATATGGCCGCTGGCGAGGTCGAACATGCCGTACCCCTGCTCGCGGCTGAACGTCACGAAGTCGCCCTCGCCCGTCTTGTCCCAATGGACCTCCGCCACGGTCGAATTGCGGTCCAGGTAGCGGCACAGCGCGTCGAGGCGGCACTCGGTGGTGAAGTCGAGCAGCATGGGCATAGGCCCGCCCGGCGTCGGGATGGCGAAGTTGTTCAGCGCCTTCTCGCGCCCGGCTTCGCCGATGCGCTTGAGCGCCCGTGGCCGCAGCACCTCCAGATAATTGGCCGCATAGCCGTCGCGCTCGGCCTTCACCCGGAGGTCGTAGGACCGGTCGTAGATGAGCAGGATCGAGCCGTCGGCTTGCGGCTCGGCGCTGAGGTCGTGGGGCTTCCCCTTGGTTGCCCGGTTCATCAGCCAGTGATAATCCGTGCCCTCCGGCACAACGATCTGAGATGCGTCCATTTCAAGCCTCCCTGCGGGTCCAGCGAGAGACTGCCCGCGCATAGTTTCTCTTCCCCTCGATCTGCCGTTCAGCGTCGGCGATTTGCTCCTCGATCTTGGCGAGGATGAGAGCGTCGACGTCGAGGTCCGGCTTAGCAAGTTGCTCTCGCTGAAAGGTCAGCGAAGAGGCGGCGAAGATCATCAGCTCGCCCGCGGCATTGGTGGCGACGGAGCCGCCCGTTGCGAGGAGGGCAACCGAAACCAATAGGCTCACCCCTGCCGGAGCTACCGCGGGCTGGCCGTTGACAGGCGCGTTGGCGGCGATCTTCTCGAACTCGCGGACCCGCACACGCCACCTCCGGCCATTGGACGCCACCTCATAGTCGGTTCCGTCCGCTGCTGCGATTGGCGCACCTAATTGGATCAGCATTCACTTGCTCCTTAGTACGAAACCAACCCGCCACCGCCACCGCCACCAGACCCGCCGCCGTCCCCCGTGGTGGTGCCACCTGACGCTGGGGTGGTGATCTTGCCGACAGCCACGCGCGCCGCACCGTTCGTCAGATCGTCGGAGTTGGTCGTGGCGACATAGGTTCGTGCCCCGCCCTGAAACTCGGGGTCGTCGGTGTAGACGAAGTAGAGGGTGCTGAACGCCAGGCCGGTGATGGAGCCGCTGTTATAGGTCCGAAGTTCGGTGCCGGTTTCACCCGGCGCCCGGCGCTCGTGCATCGGAATGCTGATGGTCGTCGTGCTGTCGCCGGCGTCCACCGCAGTCAATGCAACGTCGTTCGTGCCCTTGACGCCCGCGATCGCCGAAGTGTGGAAGGTGAGCTGGCTCCTCGCGCGACCGTTGGTGTTCATGCCGGACGCGCGGCCGCGCATCTTGGACACCGTCTCGCCCGAGCCGGAGCCGAACTCCGCCGTATCGGTCACGCCTTTGTAGGCGTAGCCTGCGGCGTTGAGCCCCGCAGGAATGCGGCCATCCTTCAGTTCGGTCGGAACCTGATGGAAATTGTTCCAATTGGCGTCGGTATAGGCTCCGAACTGGAGGTTATCGATGGACGAGTTCGTGTTGCCGAGACAGGCGGCAAAGTGGTGGCTCAGGTTCGCCGCTGCGGCGACGGAGTGCATCTCCACCTTGTCCGCGAACCACCGATAATAGCCATTGTCATAAGTGATCGCCCATTGTGTGTTGGCGCTGAAGGTGACGCCGTTCTTCGCGGTCCCCAGCAACACCCAGCCGCCAGCCCCGATTGCGGTGGAAGCTCCTTCACCGGCATACCAACTGCCGTTGCTGCTCCAGTGGACGCGGGGAACGACCCGCGAGTTGAGATCGGCGATACCTCCCGAGGTGGGGCTTTGCGAGAGGCCGAACGTGGTGCCCCTTGTCCGGAGCCTGCCCGAGACAAAAGCGGTTCGAGGCATGAACTCGGTGGAATAGTGGATGTTGCCCCAATCATCGGTTTTCCCGGCGTCCGACCGGGTCAGCCCATTGCCTGCCCTGGTGAAGGTGCCAGTGCCGAGGGTGACGAGATTGAAGTTGGACCCGGCGTTGTCGGCGGGCCTGCCGAACCCCGGCACCACTTGATCGTAGCGCTGATAGTCGTTGCGGATCGGCACGCCCGCCACGCCGATGTTCGTCAGTTCCCCATTAGGGCCGAAGCCGATCTCACTGTTGAGCAACTGGCTCGTGCCATAGGTGACGGTGCCATCGGGGCTGCGAACGTGTGAGCCGATGCGCACATCGTCGCGGTAAGCGAGGCTCGCAACCCCCGCGTCGGACAGGGGCACGCTGTCGATTGCGACCGATCCCGCCCCGGTATCGCGGGAGAAATAGAGGATGCCCGCGCTGGCGGTGGCGCGGATGCTGTCGTTGTCGAGCCGGTTGACGGGCGCGACGCTGTTGTCGGGCAAGCGAACGTTCGTGCCGATGATCGCGCCATCGGTTGCGTTCAGCTCGCCCGTGAACGCGCCCCCACCCGTTCGACCCAGCAGATTGGAGCTGTCGCGCCGGCTTGAGGTGATATTGCGAAGCAGGTCACCGTTCGCGTCGACCGCGCGCGTGATCCGCAAGTCCCGCTCGCTATCCAGCGCCGCCAGCGAGGTGGGCAGCAGTTCCTCGATGACGAGGTTCCTGATGTGGACCTCGACGCCGAAAAGTCCGCCCTGCCTGATCGTCTCCAGGCCCATGAACCTGGCGGACGGCGTGGGCGCGATCTCGATGTCGAAGGGCTGATAATCCGTGGTGAGCGCGCTGCTGTTTTCGATACTGCCGCCGCCCGTGAGCGCGCCGGAACCGGTCGCGATCTCGCGCGTGAAGCCCGTGAGCGCCGGGTCGGCATAAGCGCCGGGATAGGCGATATGCGTGACCGAAGCCGGCGGCGTTCCGTCCAGCTCGCAGAACCGCACGAAGAAGCCGTCGGTGCCGCTGGCGGACCCTTTCTTGACGCTGCCCCGCGCCCGATAGCGGGCCTTGGGGTTGCAGGGCCACATCGGGGTCCAGCAGCGCAAATCTCCATTGGCACCGGGCCGGCCGATCGAAAGGTCGCCGCCGATAACGCCGCCCGCATAGGCGATCTCATTATCCAGCACGACGGTGCTGGTCCCGGAAGTCGCTCGCAGGCCGGCGGGGCGAGCCGGCGACGATGCCGGATCGACCAGGTCGAAGTTCTGGTTGAAGAACAGGCTCCCGGTGCCCTGCGCGTTCGTGGAAGCATATTGGTTTAGTGCGCGCTGGTCGGTCAGGCCCGCCCCGGCGCCGTCCCTGATGTAGCCGTCGCCAAGGCGGACATCGGGCCTGTAGGCCAGTGCCGCCACGCCCGCTTCGGAGAGATTGTAGCTATCGACGCTGATCGGGTTCCCGGCGCCATCCTCATAAGAGGCGTAAACGACTCCCCCGGCGCCGCCGGAGAATCGAAGCCGGTTGTTCTCGAGCTCGACGCCAAGCTCGAACTCGCCGAACTCCACCGTTCCACCAGCATCGACCCGCCGCAGCCGACCAACCCTGCGGTCGTTGACTCTGTCGGTGACGAACGACATCGAGCCGTTCAGGATATCGCGAACCGGCAGCACCTCTCCGGTGGCTGGATCGCGCACGTTGACGCCCGCCGTCGCGCCTGCGGTCGCGCCCGGCTCGACGCCGTCCAGCTTCTGCTGATCCTCGGCGGAAAGACTGATCAGCGCGACGTTCGCGTTGGGAGGCGGCGCGGTGGACGAGGCGACGTGCTCCGCGAGCACCGCGTAGCTCGACCCGAGATGCTTGAAGAACTCGCCGGAATTATAGGTGGTGCCCGCCGCCCAGTCGCCCCTGTCGAGCAGCAACACCGGGGCGATCTCGCCGTCGTTGTGAATGCGGTGGCTCCGCTGATAGGCGACACGGCGGCGCTTGATCGGAGCGAAGCGACGCTGGCGCGTGGCGGCGAGCGAGACGAGCGTCTCGACCGGAGCGGCGAAGCCGATCTCGCGCAGCCGGATCGTACCGGCGGGCTCGAGGATCCAGAGCAGCGAGACGCCGAGCAGCAGCCGGTCCAGCGCTTCCGATCCCGTCTCATTGTCCTCGCCGATGTGCAGGCCGGCCGCGCCGCCGCGCGCGGCGACAGTGGCTGCGACATTGGCGATCGCAGGCCCACCGACCGCAGCTGCCAACGCGGCGGCGATCTCGGGCGCGGTTTCGACGTAGCCGGCGCCGATCTCCCCGTGCAGGTCGGCCGTGAGCGGGCCCGCGGGCTGGGTCCACCATTTGGCGCACGCGATCGATGGCGCGACGACTCCGCTCCCCCGGACGGGCACCGAAGCCTTGAGCGCATCGAGCGTGGCGAGCAGCGATCCCTGCCATGCGATGGTCTGCGGCGCCGGCACCGCCTGGCGTCCCTTGTCGCGCAGGGTGGCAAACGCCTGAAGCGGCCGCGCCGGATCTCCGAACTCGAAGATGTTGTTCGCTTTGTCGAAGATCCGGCCCTCGACGTTGAACACGCGGCCCCAGCTGCGCCGCTTGAGCCGCCCCCCGGCCTCGCTGCCACCCTCCACGCCGCCGGTCCCGGCGAACCGATCCTTGACCACCGGGCGGCCGAGCGCGGCGGGATCGACCGTCACCTCGATCGCGAGCAGCTCGAACGTTCCCGGCGCCGACTTGACCGTGCCGGTGAGCACCCGCGCATAGGGTCCGCCTTCCGGCCCGGCGTCGATCTCGATGGGCGCGTCGTTCCAGTACAGGGCTGCGAGCTCGTCGAGCAGTCCTGCCTGTGCCGGCCGGAACTCCATATTGCCGGTGGCGGGCAGCGTCGCGCCGTCCCAACCATCCTCGTCGAAGCCAATCTCGGCGCGAAAGCGCGGCATCGTCGCGACGCCGGCGCGATAATGCTCGTTGCCTCGGACATAGCCCTGCAGCGAGCCTCCCCCGGCGAGCCGCACGATCTTCTGCGCCGCCGTGGCGGGATCGCGCGGGCGGGCGGTGATCCAGACGACCCTGCTCATCAGAGCGATACCATGCGCGCGGTCGTGAATTCGCGTGAGCCGCCGCCGCCACCGCCGCCGCTCGCGCCCAGATGCCCGAGCACGCCACGCATCACGGCGAGCTGCTCCGCCGCGATGTCATTGCCCTCGTTTGCAAGGTCGATCGCGCGGTCGAGCCTCGTGTTGGTGCCGATCGCCGCGTCCTGCGCCGCTTTTACCCGCTCATTCTCGATCCGGATGATGTCCTCGGCCGCGCTGCGCGCCGCGTCGCGATCGGCCGCATATTCCGGCCCCGCCGTGCCGAATGCGTCGCGGCTGAGCTCGACCAGGCGCCGGCTGAGATCGGCGAGCGTGTCGCCCGCGCCCTCGACCCCCGCTTCGGCGTCGGCCTTCGCCTTGGCGATCTGTCCGAGCAGCTTCTCGCGCTGGTCGACCAGCGAGCCTTCGAAGAGGTCTCCGAAGTCGAGGTCCTCGAGCAGGTCCTTGAGCGCGCCGATCCGCGAGCCGAGCACGTCCTCGAACAGCTTGGCGCGTTCCTTGGCGTTGATCTCCTCGAGCTTGACCAGGTCGAAGCCATATTGGGTCGCGATCCGCACCCGCTCCTTGGCCTGCGTTTCGAAAGCTTTGAAGCTCTGCTCAATCGCCCCTGAGAGCCCCTTTAGCAGCGTTTCAACCTCCTGGACCTTCACCGCCTCCTGCAGCGCCTTGTTGATGTCCTTGTTCGATTTTATCGCCTTCTGGACGGCCGGCGAGAGGCCCGCGATCGCGCCGTCGGCGATCGCGTCGGCGATGGCGAACGCGATCGCGGCAGCCTGGTCGTCGCCGAAATCTACGACGCCGCCCTTCTTTTTGGTGCGCCCGCGGCCGGTCGGATCGACCCGGAACTTGTCGTCGCGAACGCCGATCGACACCGAGAATGCGCCCAGCGAGCCGCCGAGGGTTTCGGATATCTGCCGCAGCCCGTCCTGCACGGTGCCGGCCAAGCCCGAGGCAGCTTCGCGCCTCGCCGAGCTGTTGCCGCTGAGGCGGGGATCACCGTCGACGCTGGTGATCGTGGCCGAGCCGCTCTTGGTCTTTTTGAACAAGCCACCGATGACGCTGCCGACAACCGCCCCGATTTCCTTTCCAAAGGGGATCGGCAGGAACGAGCCGACCGCGCCCCCGACTTGCGCCCCCAGCTTGGAGGTCTTGAACCCCAGCGCCTTCCCGATCGGCTTGAGGAAGCTGTTGACCATCGTACCGGTCGCAGCGCCCTCGATCCCCTTTCCGGCGAACTTGCCAATCTTGGTGGCCGCGTCATCACCGATCTTGACGCCTTTCTTGAGCGCGTCGGCGATCTTGATGTCCCGGTCTTTTTGGCTGTCGCCGATCCCGACGTCGCGCGCGACCCGCTCGACCCAGGCGCCGAAAGGATTGCGGGGAGCGCGCGATCCGGTGACGACGATCTCTTCACTCTCGCCCCCCGGTTGCGCCGGTGCTTCCGGAACCGGTGCCGCTGCCGACCCCTCAAGCGCTCCCGTCGCGCCTTTCAAAGCTCGCTCGAAGCCGCCGAGTGTGGCCGTCGTCTGTCGAACCTCGGCCGTGACCTGGTCGACCGCGATGGTCGTGCGGGCGAAGGCCTTGGTCGCCTTGTCGGCGCCGGTGATTTGATCCTCAAGCTCCCGGAACGACTGGCCGAACATCTTCTCGAATAGCTGGTCGCCCTTCAGCTGAGTGAACGCGCCGAGGAGGCGGCCGGGAAGATCCTTGATCGTGTCCAGGGGGTCGCTGATCATGTCGCGGACGAGCGACTTCACCTCGCCGAGCGCCTCAAGATACTTCTCTTGCTTCTGGCGGATGACGTCGAGTTCTTTGCTCTCCGCGCGCAACGCCTCTACTCTCGCAAGCACATCGGCCTTTCGCTCTTGGCCGAGCGGCCCCATCTGCTGCTCAAGCTGTGCGATGATCTTCATCGCCTCGGCCTCGCCCTCGCGCCCCTGCTGGAGCAGCAGGATGTTCTGGAGCGATTCCTGCTGCTGCTGGATGAAGTCGGCGTAGGGCTTGTTGACGCCGCTCTCGATCGCCCCCTTGGCTGCCGCCGCATCCGCGAGCAGCTGCTTCATGTTGGGCGGCTTCTTGCGGTTGATATCGTCGATGATGTCGTTGAGCTGGCGCATCGCGGTCGCGGCCTGCTCGATCAGCTTGGGCTGGCCGGCGAAGCGCCCGGTGATCCCCGCGATCTTGTCGGCGGTGTCCTCGCCATATTCTTCGAGCCGCTCGCGTTGCGCGGTCAGGTCGCGGGGCTTGGGGCCGGTTCGTGCGCGCGTCTGTGGACCCGGCTTGCGCAGCCCTGGCGCGAGCTTCCCATCGGCGAGCGACTTGTCGATAAGGTCGGCGGTCTTGCTCTTCAGCTCGGCGGAAAGCCCGTCGATGATCGCTTGGCGAAACTGCTGTGCCTCGACCTCAAGCCCCTTGAAGTTCATCTTCTCGGTGCGACGAAGAGCTTCTTCACGCGTGATACGGCCTGCTCGCAGATCGTTTGCAAGCTGCTGCTGCTGCGCCCCGCGTCGATCCAAGCTTCCCTGGCCGAGCAGGCCGGCGAGAGGATTGAAGGTGGGGATCGGGATGCCGCCCACCTCGCGTATCTTCGGCCGCAGGGTCCCGGCAGCCGCGCCGAGCCTGCTGCCAAGCGGCACGTCGCCCGCCTCGTCGAACGCTTTCTTGGCCGATGCCTTTTGCGCGAGCGCCTCGGCGCGCAGGTTGATCGCGGTCAGCCGCGCATTGAGGACGAGAAGCTCGTTCTGGCGCTCAAGCTTGCCCGAGGTGAGGTCGAACATCTGGCCAAGCACCGACTGCGCCTGCGACAGGCCATCGGCACCGACTTCGGCGAGCTTCGTCGCCTCCTCGTTCTTGAACAGCTCGGCCGTAAGCAGGCCAACCACCGTGACGGCGGCGATGATCGCGGATCCCCAAGGCCCCGCGAAGAAGGTGGCGACGCGGCCGGCGGTGCCGCCCATTCCGGAGAGCGCGCTGGCCGTCTGTCCGCCCTGCTGGGCAAACACCACGAGCGGATTGACCCCCAGCGCCAGCTGCTGGGTGATATCCTGCACCTGGAACCCCAGATTGGTGTAGGACTGGCGAAGCTGCCCGGCCGAAGCGGCGCCGCGCTGCTGCACGGCCGCCGTCTCCGCGAACGCCCGAGATGCCCGGCCCTGGAGCAGCGCCGCATGGTCGGCATCGATCGCGTTCGCCTTGAGCAGGCGGTTGATGTCGGCCAGATCACCGTTGTAGCGGCGCATCGGAGCGCCCGCCTGGTCGTAGCGGTTCTCCAGCCGCGTCAGGATCGCCTCGAGCTGCCCGGCCGCGCGACCCTCCTCGTCGAGCCCGGAGACCGCCTTGCGCGCGCTCTGTCCGAGCCGTTCGGTTTCGCCGGAGAGCTGGCGCGTGCCCGCAGCTGCACCTGCCGATGCTTGACCGACCTTGCCGATCCCGGCTTCCATCTGGCCGAGCTGCCCAACCAGGCCGCTGCCGTCCGCGCGAACGCGGACCGCAATCTCAAGATCGTTCACGCTCATGCCTTGGCCGCCAGCACTTCGAGCGCCGCCAGCTCCATCGTGCGGATGTCGGTCATCAGCTGCGGCGTCATCGGGATCTCCAGCATTCGCGCGGTCGGCTCGATCGCCGGATAATCAATGCCGAGCCGTGATCCCGCCATCGGGTGGCGGCGCCACTGCGTGTCGAGCGCGAAGAACAGCCCGACCGCCTGCGCCTCCTCGGTCGCGAGCTCGAGGTCCTGTTCGGCCGAGGCGGGCGCGCGATCGGGGAGCTCGGCCGCGGCGGTCAGGGCATCGTCGGACCGCGCGCCCGTGTCCCCGCGCCCGCCGGCCCAGCGGCGCGCGGCGGCCTTCAGTTTCCCGCCCGCACGTCCTTCTCTCCCAGCCGGCACTTGCCATAGGCATCGACCGCGGCCTTGAAGACGCCGGGGACGTTCATGAGCAGCCGGATATGCTCGTCCTCGAACTTGAGCGGCTCGCCATTCTCTCCGCCGACGCCGCGCCAGTCGACCGCGATCTTCTGCAAGAACTCGGCGTAGAGCTTCGACAGCACGGTGATCGTCCGCTCCTGGCGGACCGTCTCGCTGATGTCCTCGCCGTTGAGCTCCTCCCGCGCGAGCGCTTCGGCCCGCTCCGCGAGCTCACCCGAATAGGCGATCAGCTTGGCATGCTCGTCCTCGCCGTGGATGATGAAGCGAAGCTCGATCTTGTTCTCGACGGTGCGGCCTTCCTCTGTGACCCCGTTGAAGGTCACCGCCCACCAGGCGCGCCGCTCCTTGACGATCTTGTACATGGCTGATCCTACCTGGCCGTGATCAGCAGGTCGTCCTGCCCGGCGCGAATGTTGAGGCCGAAGCTGATGTCGAGCATCAGCTTGTCATCCTCCTCGGTGCGGCTGATCTTGATCACCTCGAGATAGCTAGAGCCCAGCTGCACGATGTTGCCGGCGACGATCCCGTGGGTGAGCGCGAACGGCACCTCGGCGCCGCTGTCGAGCGTCGTGTAGAAGTTCTTGGTGCCGAGGTTCGGCGCCTCGCCGACGATCCGGCCGGTGATCGCGTGATTGCCGCGCTGGACGTAGTTCGCGCCGACGAGGTTGCGCAGCTTGATGTCGGCGTTCACGTCGAAGCTGAACGACCGCAGCGCGAGCGCATAGCCGTCGAGCGTGAAGTCGGTGTTCGCCGTGTTGACCTCGAGCGGCTGCTGGAAGCGCGTGAAATCGGGGTTGCCGACCGGCGCGGTTGCATCGACGGCCGGCGACGGCGGCAGCAGCGCGGTCAGATCGAGCCTGGCGAAGGCATAGGCGCCCGCCGTGAAGTCCATCGAGAAGGTGCCGCGCGCGCCCAGCGCTCGTGCGCGCTCCTGAGCGATCCAGTGGTGGAAGCTCAGCGACGAGAGCACCGCATCCTCGGCCGCGAACCTTTGCTCGGCCTTCTCCGCGCCGATCGCGGTGGTCAGCACCGGCGCGGCCATCCCGCAACCCTCGAGCAGCTCCATGAACGGCGCGGCGGTGCCCGCGGCCCCGGATCCGGAGAGTTCGACCTCGAAGCCGAACGTGGTGCGCCGATTGGTCGAAGCCGAACGCGATCGCCCGCGGGCGGGGATGTCGAGATTGCGCTCGAGCTTGTCGACGACGATCGGCTCGGCGCTGAAATTGCGGGTGACGAAAGCATTGGCAGCCGTCGTCGGAGCGGCGTCGGTCCCGTAGACGCCCTCCTTCTTGCCCAGGATCACCTTGCGCATCGTCGATTACTCCTGCCCGGCCGGCGCGGCATTCGCGGCGGCCTCCTTGTCGCGGGGATCCTGCTTGCCGCCGAGCGCCGCGATCCGCGCCGGGCCGCTCAGCGGCAGATTGTGCTCGTCGAGCTCGCGCCCGGCTTCGTCGCGCGGCCGCGGCCTGGTCGGCTCGGCTTGCGTCACTTTCCTGCTCATCAAACTGCCTTTCGAATTCGCCAGCCGGTCCTAAAGCGAACCCCCCAGCTCAGCGTGCTTCCGTTGACGGACAGCAGGCGCCCGCCGACGAAGTCGCACGCGCGCGTGGCTTGCGGATGCTGCCATCCCGCGATCGCGTCGATCACGGCGCGCTCCTGCTCCTCGAGCTCGTCGGACACGGCATCCTCGCGCCGGCTCGTCCCCTCGAGCAGCATCACCACCATGAAGCCGCCCTGGACCCGCTGATCGTGAACGCCGCTGGTGTCGCTCGGCGCGGCATCGCTGCCCTCGGGCACCACGAAAAATTGCGGGAGCGCGCCGGGGATGTCCTTGAGCGTCGCGAACTCGAGCGCGCCGTAGACGCGCTTGAAGCCGGCGCCCTTGAGCCGGTCGACGATCGGAGAAAGCTTCATTGGGCTCGCTCCAAGGTGGTACTTTGGAGCGGGTTGGGGAGCGGCGGATGAGCGCCGCCCCCCGTTGCGCTACGGGACACGTGCTGAACACCACATCCGCGGCCGCTTGCAACCGGCGTTGGAAGGGAGCGCCCAATAACGCTCCGCCGGGGGCCTCGCGAGCCGTACCGGATGCCCCTCTCGGGTAATTGTGGAACTCTGACGATCATGGCCGTGCCGAACGCCCGGAGAAGGCGTCGCCGAGATGATCGGAGAGAATGCCGACGATCGCGCTGCGGTCCGCCTCGTCGAAGCCGAGATAGGGCCGCGCGGGCATGGTCACCGACGCGAACAGCTTGCCGCCGAAGCTCAGCGCCTTGCCCTTCCGGGGCGTGATCTTGCCGCCGAACTGATGGATGGCGGCATAGATGGCGGCGCCGCCCGATCGCTCCGGCCCAGCGGCGGCGTAATCGGGTCCCCAGTCCGGCCGGATCGAGCCCTTGAGATCCCCGCGATCGGTAAGCGTCTGCCCCCCGTCCTCGATCGCGCGCCGCGACGGCCGCCAGGGCTTGCCATCCGGGCCGCGCTCATTCTCGAAGCGCAGCCGGGTGGCGGCCGCGAGGCGATTGGCGATCTGCTGCATGGCAGGCGTCAGATCCGTGCCCGCGACGATCGCTCGGCCGAGCGCGGCCGAGACATTCTCCTCGAGCTCGATCCGGATCTCGATGCCGCCCGCCATCTCAATAGCCGTCCAGGCTGCCGGACGGATATTGGCGATGCCCCTGGTTGATCAGGATCGGCGAGTTGCTCGGCGCCGCGGGCGTCGGCGCAAGCGCAGGAAGCGGCAGCCGGCCCTCGCCGATCCGCTCGAGCAGCTTGAGCCCCGCCTTGGCTTGCTCGGCAACGCCCTCGGGTGCGCCGCGCGGATAGAGCCTGGCGCGCGCCATGTCGCCGAGCGCCACTTTGACGATCTCGGGAACCGTGGCGAGCGGCACGGCGTAGCGCGCGGAGATGTGAACATCGGCGATCGCCTGCGCGCCCGACAGAGCGCTCACCAGCATCTGCCGATCGATCCGGCCCGAGCCCTCGGCGTCGGTCATCCGCACCGTCTCCTCCAGGCCGAACTTGGCGACGAACTCGGCAATCGAAAGATAGGGCGCGCCGCCATCGGGCATCGTCCAGGCGCCGTCGATCACCGCGACCTCGAGCTCGGCTTCGCGGATCTCGCCGCCGGCATCCTCGGCGCGCGCGGTGACCAGGTAGCGCTCGCCGTCGCTGCCGCCGGCGATGTCGAGGAACAAGGCGCCGGCGGTAAGCGCGCCGGCGACGACAAGCGCGGCGCTGCCGGAGACGAGGCCGCGCGCGACGGCCGCGACCTCGATCAGCCGCACGATCTCGGCCGCGCCCGCGAAGGGCAGCATGCGCTTAAGCGCTTCTGAGGGCTGCTTGAGGAGCGTTTCCACGGCGGCTTGGACCTGTCGGAATCGGGATTAGGAGGCGGGATCAGGCTTCGGCTTGGTCCGACTGCCCGGCTTGAGCGCGCCGATCGCGACGAGCGCGTCGCCCTCTTCCTTGCTGAGCTCGACCGTCTCGCCGGGCGCGACAGGCTCGTCGCCGCCGTTGTCGAGCGGAGTGACGACTTCGTAGTAGGGCATGGCAGGATCCTTAGGCTTGGGGAGGAACAGGCCGGGCGAGCTGGTCAGAGCCCGCCCGGCAGCATCAGGCGGCGGCAGGGACTAGACCGCCGCCTGGAACAGGAAGCCGGCGTCCGCGCCGACGACTTCGGGCGACCACTCGTCGAACACGTCGTTCATCCAGCTGCGCACGCCGCGCTCGAAATAAGCGGGCTGCACGAACGGGTGGCCAGCGAGACGGTAGGTGTAGCCGAAGGCGGGGATGTTGATGTTCGCGGCGCCGGCGGGGGGCACATAAGCCAGGATTGCGTCGTTACCCCAAACGTCCGAGGAATTGCCCTGGTCGTCGTCGATGATCGCGTCGCCCACCAGCACCTCGGACAGGTCGAAATAGGCCGCGAGCATCGCGTTGGAGATCGTGCTCGGGTCGGTGTGCTTGAACCGGTCGATCACGGTCGGATGGTAGCGGAGCGATGCGGCTACCTTGGCCCCGATTGCCATCTTGGTCGGGCGACGCCCGGTACGGCCGCGGATCACTTCCTTGGCATCCTCGACCGCCTTGGCGGGATTGGAAGCGGGATCGGACCATTTGGCGGCTCCGGCCAGAGCAACCTTGTTGGTCGGGGCATAGGTCGCGGAATCGCGCGCCGCGCTCGCCTGCTGGATCTCCTTCTCCAGCGCCACGACGGCCAGGACGGTGTCCACACCGACCGTGAGCAAGTCGATGCCGGGGACCTGCGCGGCCTCGTCCATATGCTCGACCGGAGTCTTGGCCGAGAGCGCATATTGGCTGAGCGAGACCGGCTTGCCCTCATAGCCGATGCTGACCTGCGCCAGCGCCGAGCCTGGAGCGCGGCGGATCTGGTAGCGGCGGAAGCTCTCGCGCCCGAACTCGATGCGCTTGGCTTGGCGGGTCGGCATGGTCGCGATCGGCAGCAGGTGATCGCCGATATAGCCGGCCTGGCTGTAACCGCGGCTGTGGTTGGTGAGGATCGGATCGACGACCCGAGCCTGGGAGGTGTTCATGTCCATTGAATGTTTGCCCTTCGCTAGATCTTGAGGAGGAGGTTCGGCGCCCGCGAACTACGGCGTGAGCAGCACCTCGATGATCGCACCGGCGCCGGCCGCGGCCTGGCGCGCATATCCGGCGACCACCGAGCCAGCGACGCCGTCGAAGGCGACTGCGCGGCCGTCGGCAGCAGCCATCACGGGGGTGAGCCCCTTCGCACCCAGCGGGATCGCGGCGCCCGCCTCGACCTTGGTGGTGCCGAGCACGTCGACCGGGAAAGCCTCGCCGATCTCCGCCTTGTTCACCGACACGCCCATCGGCTTTGAGCCGGCGGCGTCGGCCTGCGTCCCGTCGAAATCGACGAAGCGGTGCGCGAGGATTGCGGCGGCGGCGACGCTGGTGAGCGTGAGGATCGCGGTCTTCTGCATCTGTCTTCCCTTTCAGTTCCCGAAGCGGTCGGCACGCGGCCACTTGAGGAACTGGCGGGGTCCGAGGCCCCGCCAGGAACTGGCGGGGTCCGAGGCCCCGCCAGGTTATTGATCGATCGCGGCCGATCAGCCGCCCGCCTGCTTGACGGCGTCGAGATAGGAGAGGCCGCTGTTGGAGGCCTGGAGCTCTTTCGCCCTGGCGTGGATGTCGAGCGTCTTGGGATCGGCCGTGAAACCCGGAGGCGCGGCAAAGCTGGTGGCGCCAGCCTGGTCGTGCTCCTCATCCTTGGGCCGCGCGGCCTCGCCGAAGTTGATCACCGGATGCGCGCCGTCGAACAGCTTCTTGAACGCGGCGATCGGCGTCATCTCGCCGTTGCTCTCGCCGAAGCTGACGGTGGCGGTCGCCTCGAGCTCGTCCATCACACCGATCAGCAGCTCGCGGCCGGCGGGCGCGAGCCGGCCGGCGCCGATCAGCCCCTCGGCGAACGATACGTTGGAAGCGTGCAGCGCCTGGCGAACGGTCGCGGCGGCGGTGCGCTCGCGCTCGGCCACGAGGGCCTCCTGATCGGCGATCGCGGCCTCGCGGCGGGCGAGCTCGGCTTCACGCTCGGCGAAATCGACGGCGGCATCCTCGGTCTTCTTGGTCATGACATTCTCCGGAGTGTTGGTTTCGACGGTGACGAGCCCCCGCTCTTCTTCTGCGAAATGGACGAGCCCGAGCCCCTTCACGGCCGGCGCCGCGCCGCCGAGGAAGCCGACATGCTTCAGGTAAAAGGATCCGGGCTTCGGGTTCGACGGGTGCGCCGGCGGGTAGAAGCTCGCCGACACCTTGGGGTAGCGGCGCGAGCGCACCGCCTCGGCGAAGGCCGGCTCGATATTCTCCGGCTCGGCGACCAGCCGCCCATCCTCGACCTTCAGGCCCTTGACCCAGCCCCAGGCCGGCGCGTCGAGCTTCGGGTGCCCGACCACCAGCGGCGCCGGGTCCAGCGCCGCATCATAGGCCAGCGCCGAGGCTTCGAGATCGGCGAGGCTGAACTCGACCTGCTGCCCGTCCACCGCGGTGAACCGGCCCGGCTTGAAGATGTTGATGCGCGGCGCGTTTTCCATGCCGCTTCGATAGGGGGAGAGCGCGGGCGAAAAGGGCTTCCGTCAACGGACACTGTCCGCAAGGCCTGCCCGATCCTTTTGGCGCGCGCCGCTGGGGAGGGCAAGCGCCGGATTGCCGCGCAAGTCCTGACCGCCGGCCGGCATGGCTGTTCGATGGCGCCGTGAGGCGTTTTAAGAGGGTCTAAGAGGCGGGTTCGACGATCGACCCGAACCTGAGTGGCCTGAAGCCCCCCAGCGAGGCTCCTGCGCCCTCTCAGGCGGTCGGCGCTGGGGCACGTGCATCGGGAGCGACGGGCGGCTGGCTTCGCGGGACGCGAACTGCTAGAAGCAGCCTGCGGCGCGCGCGACACGGTGAACCTCCCTGCCGTAGCACGGTCTCCCGATCGGAGCGCAATGTGAGGAACCCGGGAGTCCTCACCGCGCGCCGCACCTAAGCTTCCGCTTCGCCTTCATCGTCATCCTCCAAGGAGGAGGCGATGAACGCCGCGATCGCACCGGTGATCTGGCCGAGCAGCAACGGGAAGCGCCGCTGCAGCCGCCTCAATTCCTTCCGATCGGCATAGGCCAGGCTGACGACGTAGAGCTCGCTGCCATCGACGGTGGCCTTGAGCACGCCCTTGAGCCACTTGCCGTCCGCCGAACGCATCAGGATGACCCGCTGCGCATCCTGCTGGAAGATCAGCTCCGGCGCGGCACCGATCGCTGGCAGCTGGCGATAGTGCTCGATCCCGATCTCAGGGTGATGCTCCTTCTGCTTGGCGAAGGTCTGGGCCGACAGCACCGCCACACGCTTCGAGGCGCCGATCGCACCCCGCACAGCCTCGTCGAGCACCATCACGGGGAAGCTGGTGCCCGGCTCGTCCATCGCCTTCAGGAAGGCGGGCGAGTCGACCAGGTCGCGCAGCGCCGCTCGCGCGCCCGCAATGTTGTGACCCGCCGCTTGCTCGATCGAGCGCGCCGCCTTGTCGGCGATCGCGCGCATGCTCGCCTTGCCCGGATTATATGCAAAGCCCGGATCGATGCCCGGCGGGACCAGCACCGGCTCGGCCGCTCCGGCCGGGAAGAAGCGCCGCGGCGCCCCGTCCCGCGGCGGCTCCGAGACCGTCCAGCCATATCCCTTCAGGTCGCGATCGGAGAGCTGCAGCACGGTGCAGCGGCAGTTCCAGCCGCAGGGAGGGTAGTGCGTGTCCCACCAGGGATGATCGACCGGCAGGATCGTGCCGTGCCAGCGGCGGTGCAGCGGCCGCGTGCGCCGGTCCATGACCGTCGAGTAGCGCAGGTAGGGCGAGACGGCCTTGCTCTCCTGGATGCGCGCCCACTGTCCGGCGGCTCGGCTGACCCGCAGGTTCGTGTCGAAGATCGTGCGCAGCCGCCTCGGGCCCACGTACACCGCCTCGCCGGTCCCGGTGAGCTCGGGGTCCACGACGCGGCCCCACCAGCCGGCGCGCTGCAAGTCGGGTATGATGTTCTTCTGCCATTGCTCGAACGTGCCGCCGTTGTGGATCACATCGGCGAGGCTGGTGCGGATCGTCTCGAGCAGGTCGAGCTTGGCGACCTTGGCGACGGTGAAGGCGCGCGCATGATCGTCGTGGAACATCTCGCTCCACCTGACACTGGTGCGCAGATCCGCGCGCGCATCGAACGCGCGCACCGTATCCTCGGGCGGCAGCCCGATGACCTTCTTGATGTCGACGGGATCAGCCATCGCGACGTCGGCGGAGAGCACCAGGCAGGGGGCAAAGCAGGGTCACCCACCAGTACCCATCCTCGTGGGCGCGAACGATGCCGCTTTCCGAGGGATGTGGATCATACATCTTCCCGCGGTGGACGACCGTCTCGTGATAGGTTCCGCGCGGTGAATACCCGGCGAGAAGGGCCACCGCCTCTCCGCAGGAATGCTCCAGCTGCCTTAGCAGGGTCTCAAGCTCGACGCTGGCCGGGAATGGAAGCTCGACGGCTCCCAAGCCTTGCTGGGCAAGCCACGCGTTGCGCGAACCGCGCCAATCTGGATGCTCCCGAGGGTCGCCGAAGTTCGGGATGTCTGCTGCATTGATGCCAAGAGCCATTGCTAGTGCTGTTCGGTGACAATCTCCGTGTTTTCCATTGTCGGGATCGTGGAGGATCGTCTGGTGGATATGCCGGAAGGTCATGCGTCATCCTGACCGGCCGCTGCCGCCATCCGAACGGCGAAGCCCGCGCGCTCGAGCCTCTCCACCAATGGTCCCTCGTCTTCCAACTCTGCCGAGCGCGCCAGGATGGCATTCACCTCGGCTTCGGAGGTGGCTTCGGCCAGCTCGGCAAGCAGCGGGCCGACGAAAGGCTCCATCGCGGCGCGCCAGCCCTCATCTGCCATGATCTGGTCCACCGCCTCGTCCACGATATCAGGTCCAACCGCATCCTCGGCGAAGCTCGCCGCAGCGCCGCGGAACGGCAGCACCTTGCGCTCCCCATCCTCCGCGTCGGACCCGGGCGCGACCGTCTGGCGCTGTTCGCCCGGAACTGGCGCCGGCGCGGCCCGCTCGAAGCCGTCGCCATAGACGTCCTTGAAGCTCTCCTCGGTGCGCCGCCAGCCGATCCGGGCGAGCGACGCGTCGGTCTCCGCGATGTTCTTGGTGTCCTCTTCCTCCTCGACCATCCGCAGCACGATCGGCGCCGCTACATCGGTTCCGTAGTTCAGGTCGGTGTACCAGCGCGATGGTCCCTTGGTGAAACCATCGGTGAGCAGATCGGCGTCTGACGTGACTAGCTCCTGCTTGACGCCGCCGTGCACCTTCGCCTGGCTGAGCGAGGAGCCGTCCTGCGTCGTCATCGTCTGGCTGAGGATGATCTTGGCGATCGCCTCGTCCATGTAGCGGGGCATCTTCTCGAAATCGATGCCGGCGGTCGCGATCGGCAGCAGCTCGACCGCCATGCCTTCGGGCAGCACGAAGCCGGTGTCGTTCGCGATCGAGGCGAGCGCATTGAGCAGCTTGCGGATCTCGTCGTCGGGCGTGCCCGGACGATAGGTGCCCTTGGCGGTCGGGATGCTGAACTTGTCGAGGAAGCGGTTCCAGAAGCGAATGCCGTTGCGCTTGAACAAGGTCGGCCAGTAGAGCCACTCGGCAAGGCCGCGGCCGTAGGGCTCGTCGTCGTCGCTCGCGCCCGCGGTCACGACCCAGAACTTGCGCTCGGGAAGTACTTCGCCGAGCATGTTGCGCGCCGTGATCAGGCGCAGCCTGCTGTCCTTGTCCTGGCGGAAGCGCCGCGCGTGGCGGACGCGGATATCGGACCATTGGAACAGGCCGTCCCGCACCTCCCAGATGAGCTCCGCGATCGCGACGCCGAAGAAGGGCGCGTAGAGCATCTTGTCGGTGACGCGATCCCAGCCGATCCGCTGAAGATTGCCCTCCAGCGACTCGGCCGCGGCGACCGAGCGGGGATCCCCATTGTTGCCTGGGATGACGCTCCACTCGCGCGAAACCACGGCACTACGGCGCTGCTCGAGACACGACTTGACCTGGTCGTCGAGCAGAATGCGATCGTAGACGCCCCAATCGACCGCGCCCTGCAGCCGCTGATCGCGATACTCTTCGAGCTCGTGGATCCACGGCCGCGTGATGTCGCGGCCGTCGTGGGTCGTGGCGATGACGTTCGCCAGCTCGTCGGGCAGCCGTGCCGGGCTCGTCACCAGCGCGCGCGAACGGCCGCCGCGGCCGGAGCGGTTCTTGCGATTAGACATGGAAATCTCCGCTGTCGCGGCTGCGAACCGTGCCGAAGCCGTGGGTGGTGGTGACCGTCTGGCTTTCGAACGATCGCGCGCCGGCCGAGTGGAAAATGAACTCGCCCGGATCTTCGTCCATCGCCGCAACCAGGTGCATCAGCGCGATCGCATTGTCGCCGTGACGCTTGCCCTTGGCTCCATCGGCCTTGGACGCGACCGAGCGGTCCGGAATCTTGGGCACGCCGCGCACGAGCTTGATCATGCGCAGATCCTCGAGCGTCTCCTCGTCCTTGGGGATGATGAAGGTGCCGTCCTCGATGCCCGCGCGAAGCTTGGGCATGAAGGCGAGGTAGGTCTTGTCCGACGCCATCACCGCCTCGATGCGGTCGAAGCCCCAGCGCTGCTGCATCGCCTCGGCCAGCGCCGAGCCGTTGCCGCGCGCGTCCATCTTGGCGGCCGCGAACAGGGGCACGCGCTCCAGACACCAGTTGAGAACGAACTCCTGCTCGCGGAAGGGCACGTTGCGCATCTCGAAGATGAAGCGCGCTACCTTGCGCATGCTGGCATCGTGCTGACCGAAGGCGAAAGGCGACACGTCCCCCGAGCGTGCGAAATCCTGCCCCATGAAGCTCCGGCGCGAGCGGTCGAAGTCGCGGACGTACGGCAGCAGCTCGAGCTCCAGGAACTCGCGGACGAACGCCTGGCGGTACTGGTCGTCCTTGCGCTCGAAGCCGTCGGGGCAGCGCAGCCGGATGACGGGCAGCTCGGGGGACATTGCCCGCTCGATCGTCGCCCGCGCGAGATAGGTGCCCGATCCGCGCGCCGGGATCACGTCGAGCTCCTCCTCGGCGGCCTCGCCGTAGAAGCTCCTCAGATCGGCCTCCCAGGCGTCCTCGGCCGCCTGCGACCAGGTCTTGCCCGTGCGCAGGCAGATGCGCTGGTAAAGGCCCTGCGCGAGCGCGCTCTTGAGCGTGACGCGCTGGACCTCGCCCTTGCGCTTGCCGGCGCGGATGCCCTCGATCAGCGAGTTGAACGGGTTGTCGGCGCCATCATGCGTGGAGATGACCACCACCCGGCCGCCCCACATCAGCAGCGCCATAGCGGCCTTGAGCAGCTCCTCGAGCTGATCGTGGAACGCCGCCTCGTCGATGATCACCATGCCCTGCTTGCCGCGCAGCGACCGCGGCTTCGACGAGAGCGCGACGATCCCGTGTCCTGAGGGAAAGTCAATGCGAAAGGCCTTGATCCCGGCTTCGGAGCCATCGTCGAACAGGAACTCGGAGGCCTCCGAGGCGACCTCGTCGAAGGCCTTCAGGAAGGTCCCGCAATAGTCGATGAACTCGCGGGTCATGTCGAGATTGTAGGCGATGTAGAACACGTCCATGCCGCCGCGCGCCGGTGCCGCGGTCAGAACGGCATCGGCCGCGAAGCCATAAGTGAGCCCGGTGCGGCGCGACTTCTCGCTGACGAACAGCGCGTTGGCGTGACTGAGCTGGATCGCTTCTTTCTGGTAGGGAAGCAGGACGTCCGGGATCTCGCTCACCGCCGCACGCCTTTGCGCCGCGGCCGAAGCTGGCGTTCGCTCCAGGCGACTTCACCGCGCGCGATGCGGTCGACGAACCCGGCCGCGAGCTCGAAGCCCGATACCCCGTCGATCGAGACGAAGTCGAAGTGCGGCTCTGGATGTCCGGTCCGCCTGGGGAGATGATGGTTGGAGACGCGGATGCTCCACGGCCGCCCGAAGGGATCGTTGAGGTGGATGTAGCGCGAGGACGAGCTGCGGATGCGGCTCAGTTCGATCCTGCCGACGATCAGTGCCCGGCTGAGCGCATGATCGCGGAGGCGAAGCGCGAGCGCGCAGATCGCACCGGGCGCCGCAGGCTCCGCGCCGCGCCCCGCCACGATCCGGGGGAAGCTCACGCCGAAATGCCCAGGATGGCGGCGCGAACCTTGCGGATCGTCTCCTCGCTCGCGCCCGACGACTTCGCGCTGCTCGCGGCGGCTTCGGCCGCTTGCTTCCTCGCCTGCTTCACCGCCTCCTCCCGGATCTTCACTTCGCGATCGACATCGATCTTCGACGCCGCGGTGGCATCCTTCACCGCCTTCGCGAGCTGAAGCGCCTCCTTGAATCCGAAGGCGGGCCCGTCCTCGCTGTCGGGGGCGTTCATCGCGTCCATCGCGACCTTGGAGATCAGCGAGGTGGTGAGCTGCACGAGCAGGCGGCCCTGCTTGTCGTCGACATCGCCGAAGTCGCTCGCGAACGCCTTGGCGACCGAGGACATGTCCCGCTGGCGCTCCGCGATTTCGCTATACTGCTTGGAGTAGCGGCCGACCGCCGAGCGCGAGACCGGCTCGGCGAGCTTGCCCTGCTCGTGCCGGTCCAGCAGCAGCCCAACGATCTCGTCGATCGTCGAGCCCTGCCTGATGGCAAGGTCGACTTCGGTGCGGATCTCGGGGGGAAGCCGGTCGATCGATGAGCGGTTGCCCACGCTCAGTCCCCCGTCTTGAAGCGCGAGACGCCCTCGACCACCAGGCGGCCCTCGGCGGCGTCGCGGCCATCGGCGAGGATCCGCGCGACCGTGTACGGGCCGAGGCGCTCCGAACGGACCAGTCCCTGGAGGTCGAGCCAGCCGAGCTGCTCGGCAACGTCGCGGCGGGCGACGCGATGGCCGAGCTGGACGAGCAGCTTGGACAGCACGTCGTCATTATGCTCGCCGCCGACGTCGTTCATGAGATCGAGCAGCGCGCGGCGCACGAGCGGAAGGATGACGTCCGGGATCATTTGCTGCGCAGCCCCTGCTCGAGAAGGGTGCGGAGATAATCGTGCTGCGTGGAGAGCTGCTTCTCGACGCCCATAAGGCCACGTTCGACGCCCGACAACCGCCCGGCGAGGACCGCCACGCCCTGGTTCAGATCCTGCCTGCTGGGCGAGCTGTCGCAATCGTCCTCGACGAGCGCCACGCGCTTGTCCTGATCGAAAAGCGAGCGCTCGAGGAGCGTGATCCGGCTCCGCTCTACTTCGAGGTCCGAGATGCTGACCTTTGTGTTGATGCGCTGCTTCTCGGTCTCGAGCTCAGCCTTGAGCGCGAACTGCGAGCGCAGCCAGAGGATGAAGCCGATGAAGATGAATGGCGTCAGCGTCGCTACGATCGGCCAGAACGTCCGGATAATCTCGAGCCACTTCACGCAGATCATCCTTCAAGCGCCTGAAACTAGGGCTCTCATGGACGCTCCGGGCGGATCGGCGGGGCTTCCGCTAACGGACGCGGTCAGTCCTGCTCGTCGTCGAACAATTGCATCTGCTTGGAGGGCCGCTTGCTGGTCCCCCGTCCTTCGCGCTCCGCGTCACCGAGCCCTTCGCCGGTCTGGTTGACCAGGTAAGCCAGATAGGAGCGCGATGTGCCGAGTATCCGTGCCGCCTCGGCGCCGCTTATCTCGCCCTCGCGGACCGATGCTATGATCGCCCCGCGTCGCGCCCGGGAGAGCGCATGCTTGGCGGTCGGAACGTGAAAATACTCGCGCCCGTAGACCTCGCTAAGCTTCGCCGCGGCTTGGGCGCCGATCAGATCGCGCACCGTTCCCTTTCCCTCGTAGCACTTGCCAAGCTTTGGATCGGCGGGAATGTAAAGCCGCATCCCGCCGAACCGATCGACCATGAGGAGGGTGCGATAGGCTCCGATATGGTCCGCCATCTCGACCATCCGGTCGGTCCAGCCCGGCCCCGGACGCACGTCTTCCGGGATCGGAAGCGCGTCCGGCGGGGGGAAGTTGTGGCCGATCTTAGACATCGGCCGCTTCCAGGGAGGAGCCGGGCGCGTTCATCTCACCAGGCGAGCGCGGCCAGCGCGAAGATGGCGGCCGGTGCGCCGACAAGAAGGATGCGGGCAGGCCAGGTCACCACCGGCCGCCGTCTCGGCTTGAGCAGCGGCGCGCGCATGAAATCGATCGACGGTCCACCTTGATAACGACGGTTCATGATGCGCCTTTCAGCTTGGCCGCGAGCCCCGCGGCGAGGGTGTCGATCGCGCCCTGGTCCCAGAAGGCCGGGTCGGCGCCGGCCGGGCGCTTCATGCCCAGCAGCCGGAATGCGGCCTCGCCCAGCGACCAGCTCGCCGCCGCGAGGTCGCGCTGCTGCAGCTTGGCGAGGATCGCCTCGCACAGCCGCAGCTTGAGCCACTTGACGGCACCGGCGCCGCTGGCGCGGCCGACGTCCTGGCGCCACCCATGCCGCTCGCCGATCGCCTTCAGCGCCTCGATCAGTTTGTACGCCTGCGACTGGTTCGCCCATTGCAGCCGCTCGACGCGCAGCTGGCGGCGCGCGAACGCCTCGAGCGCGGCTTCGGAAGGATTGTCGATCGCGCCGAGCTGGTGGAGCGAGATCCACAAAGCGCGCGCCTTGCGCGCCGAGGGGTGATCCGCTGCCGGCGGGCCTTTCGCGCGCCCGCTCGGCCCCGGCGCCGAGCCCGCCTTCTTCGGCTTGAAGCCTTGCCGCTTCATCTCCTCGACCATCGCGGTCAGCTCGGCTTCGCTGCAATCGGCCGCGCTCATCCGCCCGGTGACGCGCAGCAGCATGCCGCGATAGTCGTCGTCGGCGAGCGCCATCTCCTTTTGCGCGATCTTGACCTTGCCGATCAGCGCGCGCCGGTGCTGGCTGCCGCGGTCGAACCGTGCGGCTACAGCTGCGGGCATGGCCGGATTTCCTTCCTGCGGACGCCGAGCTCCCGGCGAAGGATGCCGATGTCGCGGGCGAGCTCGACGTCGGTCCGGAAAAGCTGCTCGATCCGCCGAATGGCATGCAGCACGGTCGTATGATCTCGATCGCCGAAGCGGCGGCCGATCTGCGGAAGCGAGCGCGGCGTCAGCTCCCTCGACAGGTACATCGCGATCTGTCGCGGGCGTGCGACTTCTCGGTCGCGGCGCGCGGATTTCATCTCGAGCTGCGGCAGCTTGTAGTAATTCGCAACCACCCGTTGGACGTCTTCGATACTTGGCACGCTGGCGCCGACACCGCGCACCTCCAGTTCGCCGATGTCGGCCCGGCCCGTGCGCTGAAGATATTCGGCGCACCCATAAGCGGTGACGGTAAATACCGTCGCGAGCTTGACGCTCACGAGACTGGCTCCAATACGAGGAACAGCGCGATCGCGAGCAGCAGCGCCGCGCCGCCGACGATCGACCAGGCCATGAGCCGCAGGCCGCAGATGCGGCCGTGATCGGTGGCATGGCTCCACGCGAGCTTCAGATCATGCATGATTGCCTCCTGTGCGGATGTAGCGGGTGGCGCGCGTCGCCTGCGCGTCCTTGAGATCGTCGAGCGTCAAGGCGCGGCCGTCTTCCTCGGCGAGCATGCTTCCGGCCTCGACGAGCTGCTTCATCTCGCGCAGCCCGCCGGCGCCGGGCGTCATCGCGATCTGGCCGAGCATCCTGCGCGACGCCGGGTCCCCGATGCCCCAGGCGTCGCAAAACGCGTCGATATCGCCCGCCATCGGAAGCGTCTGAATGTGCCGCTGCGCGATGCGGCTGTTGAGCCTCGCATAGGCATCGCGGCGCGGCCCGCCCTCGATCCGCATCAGCAGTTCCTCGTTGCCGAGGAAGCAGACGCCGACGCCGGTCGCGTCGTGCCAGGAGCGTATCTCCTCGATCGCTTCCAGCTCGAGGTTGTTCGCCTCGTCGATCACGATCAGCCCGCGTTTGCCCTGGACCATGTCGGCGACCTGGTGCGACAGCTGGCGGGTCCACCCGCTCTTCGCATTGCCGCCGATCGCGCGCATCACCTCGTGGACCATCGCGTTCACGGTCTTGGTCGTCGGCTTCATCGTCGCGACCCAGCAATTGCTGACGCTTGCCTGGTAATGGCGCGTGGTCATCGTCTTGCCGGTGCCGGGACCGGTCGCGCCAAGCGTGATCCTTCCCATCTGGCCGATCACCAGCAGCGCGCGGATCCGCAGCGACGTCGGCGTCTCGAAATAGCCGGGCTCGACAGGCACCCCCGCCGAGCTTGCCGCCTGGCTTTCGATCATCTGCTTGTAGCGGAAGAGCGCGCGGGCCACCCTTTCGTTGTTGCCCGCGTAGCGGTTGCCGCAGAACAGCGACAAGGTGCTCGAGGCGAGGCCGACGACCTGCGAGAATTGCGTCCAGCTGTAGGCGCGCCGGCCTTTCTCCTCTTCGGCCCAGGCACGCATCTCCTCGACGTCGATCGGGAAGTTCTCGGGGTCGTTCATCTACGCGGTACCTTTCCTTAATCTTGAACAAGCCGCAGGCGCCGGGACTCGGCAGCCGCCGCCAAACGGTCGATGAGAGCGGCCTGAGAGGGCTCTGAATGGGGGCTTGGAACCGATTTAAGCGCCGCCGCGGTGGCGCCGCGGTGCCGCACCGGCCTGATCACATTTGGCTCCGGAGGCGCGGCCTCGTCCTCATAGGCGGGCAGCTGCGCGGCGAGCTGCTCGGCCGTGAGCAGCTGCTCCATCTCCGCCACCCGGCGCACGCTCTTGCGAAGCTCGGCCTCCTGCTTCGCGCGCGCCTTGGCGGAAGCGGCGTCGAGGAAGCCGGTCTGCTCGAGCACCGGCGCCGACGCGAGGTACCGCCCCGCGCGATCGTAGATGTGCACCGGCAGCGTGAGATCGTCCGGATCGAAGCGCACCGTCACCTTGCGGCCCGCGATCTGGCTCATCTCGGGCGACCAGTAGCGGTTCTCGAACAACGTCACCGCGCCGCTGTGGCGGTCTGTCGACACCTGCTCGGCGGTGAGCAAGGCCATCCGCTGCTGCTCCGCATTGGCCTTGCCGATCGGCGCCGCGGCATAGGAGAGGTTGAACACCTCGTCGAAGCTTCGGCCTCTGGCGATCTCGGTGCGCCGATCGGGCCGCGAATTGTGGAGCGCGATGCCACGCGCCACCACCTGGTTGAAGACCGCGAGCTCGATCGCGCGTTCCCCATAATTCTCTGGCTTCGCGTCCGGCTTGTTGCCCGTATAGGCGCCGGCCAGCGCCGGATGCTTGGCGATCGTGTCGCAAAGGTCGCGGAATGCACGCTCGATCGGCTTGGACTGACCGCGATACGGCCGCGCCCAGTGGATCGCCACGCCAAGGGCGGTGAGGATTCCGGTGGGCTCTTCGTCCCGGATTTTGAAGCGGAAGCGACTTTTGGCGCCGCCCGTGATCCACTTGGAAGCGAAAGCTCGGCCGTTGTCGAGCACGCAGCCCTTGGGGATGCCGAAATTCGTGAAGAGATCCGCAAAAGCGAGCCTGGTTAGCACCGCGCTTTCGCTCTCGCCAAGGCGCCACGCGACGATCTTGCGGCTGTAGATGTCCTGGATAGCGACCATGATCGGCCGCCCGATGCGTCCGCAGGGAAAGCGCACGAACACGTCGAACTTGTGCCCGTCGATGTTGACCAGCTCGAGCGCATGGAGCCCGGCGACAGTGCGCTGTTGCGGCGGCAGGGTTCGCCGCAGCGCATCGTCGCCCTCGCGACGCGCGATGACGAACCGCGGGTCGAGTTCGCGCTCGAGCTTGCGGTACAGCGTCTTGGAGTGCGGAACGCTAAGCCCGCGCGGCTCCGCATATTCGCGCACCATCCGCCAGTAGCAGACCGACCAGGTCGGCTTCTCCGGCCGCAGATAATCCGAGATGAGAAACTTCCAGGCATCATCGTCGATCGCGGCCTCGGCCCCACCGCCGCTGCGCCTGGGGGCCAGGTACGGGAGTCGCTCGGCGGGCGTGACGCCCTTCACCAGCTCCAGCCACCCCCAGATCGTCGAGCTCGCCGCCTTATGAGTTGCGCTTGCGCAGGCGATCGCCGCCGATCGCGTCAACCCGCCCCGCTCCAGCGCCTCCATCGCCGCCAGCACGCCGGCGCGGCGCTGTGCCTCGGCCTTCGTCGCGTCGCTCTGGGCTTCGAACCACGCCCACAGCTCGGGTGACGCGATCGGCGCCTTGCTGCTCACGGTCGCGGTGCCGACCAGCCCGCGCTTGATCAGCTCGGTTCGCGTCGCGGATGGCAGCAGCTGGATGTTGTACTCGAGCCCGCCGCCGCGCTTCTTGCTTGGCCGTGCGAGGGGAAGCCCCGCCTGGTCGACCTTCAGCGCCCAGCCTTCCGCGGCCGCGCGCTCGTTCACCTTGCGCTTGGCCTTCGGCAGGCCCGGCAGTGCCAGCTCGGCGAGCTCGCCTGCGGTAAACCAACTTTTACCCCCCGCTGGGATCATTTACGCTCACTCCTGGCGATCGGCTGCACCCGCGCTTTGAGAAGGCGCATCTCAGCATCGATTTCAGATTTCCGGGCCTGGAGATGACCGAGGCGCGCCGTCAGCACCTCCTCTCCGAACAACAGCGTTACGCCTATGTCGCGATCCAGCGCGGCCATCAGGTCGAACCGATTTGTCGCGGCGATCAGCGCGTCGAACCGGCCAGCCGAGATGCAGTGGCCTTCGCGCGCTTCGGATGCGTAGGCGTCGAGCATCATGCGCGAGACGTGCTGGTCGAGAAGAGCTGACATCGCCCCGGCGATCTCGTCCCTCGATCGCGGGTCTTCCTTGAGCGCGATCGCCACCGCGGCCGAGTAGCGACGGTCGCGCCCGGCGAGACTGGCGGGCATTCTCGCGGGCGGAGCCGGATCGAACGTAAAGCCCAGCTGCGAGACATCGAGCGAGGAGCGGCGCTTTTTCATGCCGGCATCCCGTTGTGCTCGACGCCATCGAGCAGCCGGCCGGCTGCTTTCTTGCCGACGTGCATCATGTAGGTGGCGGTCGACCTGTCGCCGACCACGGTGGCACCGCACGCCTGCTTGAGTTCAGCCTCGGTGCACGGCCGATACGCACCCCATTGCTTGAAGTGAAACGGGACTCCTACGGCGGCGCACTGATCGCGCAGGCTTCGCGCCCAGTCCAGATGCATCGGTCGAGCGCCGGGCCCGCTTTCGCCGCCCGCGATCACCCAGTCGATGCCCTCAACGCGGCCGTTAGCGGCCTGCCCCAGGAATGCGTTCGCTCGTGCGAGCGTCAGCTCATGCCAAGGGAAAACCGGCCCGAGCAGCGGCTCGCAGCTCAGCCACCGCACCGTAGCCGGCGTCGCCAGCAGGTGCAGGATGCGATCATCTGCCCGCCGCTGATCCTCGACGGAAATGCCGAACCAGATTCCCGGCGGCGGGTTTCGGGGGCCATAATCGTCGCAGGTCGCGCGGGCATCGGTGCTCCGCCGGTCGAGCGGGTCCACCCGCTCGATGATCGCGGCCGAGGCGTGCGCGTTCGCGACATCCCAGAAGTCGTCACGGCTCAGCAGTTCACGCGCCCGAGCCGGCCGTTTGGTCAGCACCTGAAGGACGTGACCTCGCAGGTGGTGGGCGGCGATCATGACGCCGTAAATGACCGCTATGTCCTCCCACGCGACGCTCTCGTGAAAGAGATCGCCGTGGGCGCAGACGAAGATAGCGCGCGGCTTGGTCCAGGCGAGCGGCTGCTCGATCCACTCCCAATTGACCCGCGTCTCGCCCGTCCAGACCGGCCCCGCTTTCGTGTTGCGCGTGAGACCGGCGCGGCTGGGGTGATGCTTGAGCCGCGTCCCTGCCAGCCTCATCGCGTAGCAGTTGGTGCAGCCGGGACTTATCACCGAACAGCCAGTGACGATGTTCCAGGTGGCGTCGGTCCATTCAATGAGCGAGTGCTCGGCCATTACGGAACCTTTCGGCCAGCTCGGCCGCGCTGAGGCCGGTGGCGCGCTGGAGCTCGGCGCCGAAACCGCGCAGGTCGGTGAAGAAGCGCGCGTGCGCGCGATCGAACACGTCCTGCTCGGCTTCGGCCGCGCCTTCGAGCCGCGCGAGCGACTTGACCAGCCGGCGGCTCGCCACATCGAGGCTGGCGATCACGCGCGCGCTCACCGGTTCAGGCCTTCTGCCTTCGCGATCATCTCGCGCTCGGTCAGCTGCAACGTGCCGACCGCCCACAGCCCAGGCGTTCCGCCGACGATGCTCGCGCGGCAAACCCGATAGCCCTTGCGCTGGAGCGTCAGCTTGGCCGTGTCGACGTCCATTCGCGGCCGCAAGGCTGCGATCTTCTCCTGCCCGGCACGGTGACGAAGGCTCTGCTCGACGATGTCGCGATCGGGCTTGCACCTCCATAGCTGCGGGCCAGCGGGAGGTGTGCCGCCGTCCCGATCGTCCGCTGCAGCGGGTTTGCTCGGGACGGCGGGGGCGATGCGCGAGGCGGGTGACGTCTCCTCCGGCTTCCGATCGATCTCGGGCGCACTGGCTTCACGCCCCGTTTCGCCGTCGATCTCGGGGACGAAGGGGCTGTCCGGCGGCACCGCCGCTTCGGCCTTCGCACCGGGAGCCGTGGCTTCCTGCGCTTCCAGTGCCGTCGACCTCTGCTTCCAGGCGAGCTTCGCCTGATCGTATCGCGCGGCGAAGTCCGGATCGGTCTTCCTGAGCTTGATCGGTGTCTTGTTGCTCGTCCCGCTCATTCCGATCGCGACGAGCGCGCCCGCCAGCGTGCCCTTCTCGGCGAGAGCGGCGAGAAACTCCTCCTTCCTCTGCTCGCTCCAGATCGGCCCCGTGCCGTAGGGCTTCGTTGGCGTGGGCGAGGGCGTGGCGCCTTCCCGAGAGCGCCAGTCGTTGAGCGCGCTTGGCGATGGCACGAAGCGACCGAAGCTCAGCAGCCCCTTGTTGCGCAGGCCGCCCGCGGCACGGTGCCCAGCCGCATTCAGCGTCGATCCCGCCGCGAAGATCAGCCCGCGCTCATGATTGGCGCAGAGCAGGTCGAGGAGCTGCCGCTCAGTCATGAGCGGTCCCCCAGCGCTCGAAGGGCTGCCGAGTACCCCCCCCCCCCGCGAGGTAGGTCTCTTCGACACGGTCGAGGCACTCGGGGCAGTGGAACACCCAACCCGACACCTGCCGCCAGACGCCGTCCCATCCTTCGGGGAGACCGACCGGCGGCGACGTCGTCGTCGCATCGCACCCGTCGCAGATGACGAGGTCCGGAGAGGGCGCCGCCTTCAGGATTTCGAGCCTAGTAATTGTCATAGCGCTCCATCCAGCTGCGCGCCCGCGGCGCGGGTTCGGAAATCTCGGGCCGATCGGCCGACGTGCCGCAGCGCGCGGTGCGGCGAAGATGCGCCTCGGCGATCCGCTGGCGCGCCTGGTCGAGCGTCAGATTGTCGCGCAGCGCGAGTTCCAGCTCGGCGCGGTGCCGCGCGAGCCGCCGCGCGCGGGGAGAGGGAGCGCCGGCCGTCACGCTTCCGCAGCCTTTTCCGCTTGGACGCGCGAGAAGAATGAGCCTCTATGGTGCCAGCCGCGCTCGTCTTTGGTCCACGCGGTGAACAAGGTCACGCAGCCATGCATCACCGCCGGACGGCCGCAGATGCGGTCTTCCCAGATGTCGATGGTCTTGCCGGGGGTCATGCCCGCGCCTCGTCCAGCCGGCGTGCGCCGGCCTCTTCGAGATAATCGACCGCCTCGCGGACATAATGCTGGTAGACCGACGCCTGCCGCGCCGCGAAGGCTTCCAGGATCGACTGGCGCAGCCAGTGCGGGATCCGGAACCAATGATCGCGGCAGAACAGCTTCCCCGGCGTCACCTTCTCCTGGCAGAAACTCGCGGTGCAGCTGCGCCCGGCGTTCGCCGGGAGCGGCCTGGCCGCGAGCGCTTCCATGCTGACGCCGCGCCGCGCGAGTTCGGCCCGCAGCGCGCTCGTCGGCGCAAACCTGAGGTCCGGCTCGCCGGCCAGTGCGAGGTTGCGGCTCGCGCCCGGCTCGCGCGTCAACTTGCCCGACCGGACCAGCGCATCGACCAGCCCGCGCGCGCTCGCCTCGCTCGGAAGCTCGAGCACTTCCTTGATCTCGCGCAACGTCGGCGAATAGCCGGCGTCGGTGAGCCGATCGCGGATGAGCTCGAACGCGCGCAGCTGCAGCTCGGTCATGATGTGCGCTCCAAAGTGGTACTTTGGAGCGGGAGCGGAGGCAGCGCCCGCCTGTTCACCAGAACGCGTAGCTCCTCATAAGCAGCCCGCTCGAACGGACCGAAGAGGCGCGTGATGTCTGGCCGACCGGCAATCGCGAACAACAACGCTCTGCTCGCGTCGCTAAACTCCAGCACCTCGGCCAGAACAGCGCTTTGGTTGCGGCTCCTCATGACAGCCCCACCGCCTCGGCGAGCGCCGTCTCGAGGTTGTCGATCACCGCCTGATGCTCGGCGACGTACTCGACCGTGTCCTCTTCGAGCGTGTCGAGCCGCGGCTGCTGGTCGAGCAGGCAGTGCGATTCCAGAAAGCAGGCCTGGCTCCCCTTCAGCACGCGCAGCGCGTCGGCCGCCGCCGCCACCAACGAGGGGCTGATCCCTTCCTGAGAAGGGTGGGCAGTCGCTTCAAACACGGGCGGGGTCCCGCTAACGACTGCCCTAGAGCCATCCTGTTCCGACCGGATTGTTCCACCGGCAGGCGGCTCTAACTGTGTGATCTCTTCCTGAGAGACTGAGGGGAGGGCCGCCGCTACTAGGTACGCGTCGAACTCTTCCGGATCGTCATGCGCCTCGCCGGCGATTTCCCAAGCTCGCTCGATTATGGCACCATTCAGTGGAAATGGTCCAACGTCGTTCCTCACGAAAGCCTCAGCCCAGCACGCGCCGAAGCCAACCTCAAAAAAGAATTGGGCTGGCGACCTGGTCAGCCTCTCCTCTGTTCCCGATGGGATAGGAGGGGTGGTTGCGGTGGCGCGCTCGTAATCCTTCAGCGCGTTCAGCACGGCGGTGCGCTCTTCTCGTAGCCGATCTTCGCCGTCCGTTGCGATCACCAGCCTTCCCGACGCCAAAGCAAGTGCGTGCAGCGCGTCCTGTGAAGCTGTCTGATCTACTAGGGGGAGGGTCGCGCCGCTCATGCCGCGTCGCCTTCTTCGCGCCGCCAGCGCACCTCGACGATGCCGCGCAGCGTCTCGAACGTCGGAGCGCCTTTCTCGAGGATCATCGCTCCATCCTTGTCCCGCCGGTGGCGGACGATCTCGCCGGCCTCGACGTCCCAAGAGGTGGCGTGCTCAAGCACGACGCCGTCGAGGATCACGTCGATCTTGTCGGAAAGAGGAACAGCCCGGTCGCTATAGAAGCGATTGCCTTGGCGGGCGGAGAGCTTGGCCGGCAGCCCGGCATCGACGAGGCTATCGACGGCCTTCATGCCGCACCTCGCGGGGTCAGGTCCGCCGCGACAATGCCCGCGCTTAGCTCGTCAGCAGCTCCCGAAGCTCCTCGCGCCTGTCCCGCCACCGCCTGATAGTGGAGGAGTTCACTGCCGCCATCGACGCGACGATTGCGTCGCTCGCTGCCCTCGTGAGACCCGAGCGCCCGAGGTGATCCGCCATGTCCAGCCAGCCGAGCTGCTTCGCGATCTTGATCCGGCGGTGAATCGATGGCCGCATTGCTGTTTTCCAAATATGTTGCGTCGCTGCCACCACGTAGCATCGGCGCCAGAAGCCTCCGGGCTTCGGCAGGAATCAGAGCATGAAAAGCGGGCGTTTGGAACAGGCCGAGGCGCTCGGTGACGCTCATCCGCTGGAGAGTGCCGATGATGGTGCTGTAGCGCTTGTCCTCGACGCTCAGCTTCGGCTTGTCGCTGAGCTGCGCAAGCGCCTCCGAAACGCTCTTCGCTCCGAAGAGGAGGCAGCGCACCACCGCCGCCTGCTCGTGCTGGTCGAGCTTCGCCAGCGCGCGCAGCTGCGTCGCGTTGCCCGCGACCGGATGCGAGCGAAGGCGCTCGGCGACCAACGGCGAAAGCCGACGCGCGAGCATCAAGTCCTTCTCGATCGAACTCTTAGAGAGCCCGGCGAGGTCAGCAATGTGCCCTGTGAAGCCGTATGCATCCGTAATCTTTACGGACGCATCCTGCGCGATCTGGCGAAGGTTCTTCTTCCAACGGACGTGAGCAGCAATCGCGTGCCGGCCGAGCGACTCATCCAAGCCTGTTCGCGCGCGCAAAACTTCGTGCATCTCCGCCACGAAATTTGCGCGGTCGATTGGCGCTAGCTCTCGGCGCCAGAGGTTTTCGGCGATCTCCGCCTGACGAAGCGCGAGCGCACTTTCCTCAAGTTCGATCGCCCAGAGAGGATTAAGATCGAGAAACATCTCAGCGGCCGCATGCCGGTGACCGCCCGCAATCAGCCGCCAAGGCTTTTCCTTTGCGTGGCGGCATACCAGAATCGGCGTCTGCTGCCCTTCAGCAAGCATGATTTGGCCGAGCGCGGTGGCCCACGCTGCATCGATTGGCCGTAGCCGCTCACTCGCATCGACCTCGGCCGCATCGACAGCAATCACGTCTCGCACAATCCGCGGCGTGCCGTCTGCATTCCAAGCGTTGCTGGTAGGCTTGAGAGCGGTTGCCACGTCTATGCCTTCACGGAATTTAGACGATGCGAAGGTGATTCGGGCCTGCTACGGCTATCCGACAGTTCGGATTGGCTTTCAGAAGAAAGCGGTTCTTGGAGGGCCTGCTCAATGGCATCAGAAATCTTACGCCAGGTGCGTCCGCGAAGGATCTCGTTGACAGATTTCTCGGGAAGCCCCTTGGCCCGCTCAAAGGCGGTGATCGTGCCGTACCGTTTTCGAAGGCCCGCCTTTACGTCTTCTGGGTGCATTGACTGAAGCATGAGCGCCTATCCGAAAACCGGGAACTATGTTTCGGATATTCCGGAAAGTAGGAGTGAGCAAGCGGAAAACGGGAGCTCGCCGCTGCTCAGACGCGTTTTTCGTGCTCTTGATGCGCTCGACCCCGCCTTCAACGTGCCTTGGCTGGCGCAAAAAGCGGGAATTCCCGCCTCTACATTCTATGAAAACTTGAAGCGCGGGAGCATCGCTAAGACGGAGACTGCGGTACGCGTGGCGGAGGCACTTGGCGTCTCTCTAGACTGGTTGCTGACAGGGCAAGGGGTTGGTCCAGAAAACGGGAGAAAGGGCAACCCGCCGCTTAGCGACGCGAACGAGTCCGAGCGCTTCACAACTGACCAGCTTGGCCTTGCTATGATCCCAGAGGTTGACATCACCTACTCGATGGGCGGTGGGTCCGTGATCGACGAGCATACCGAAACTCAGTTAGTACCGTTTCGTCAGGACTGGCTGCAGCGCCTGACGCGCAGCGGCCCGGCCGATGTTTTTCTCACGCGCGGGCAGGGCGACTCTATGATGCCAACGCTGCTCGATGACGACGATGTTTTAGTGAACCGCGCCGACCGAGCGATAAGGCAGCAGGACCGCATTTGGGCGATTGGTTACGGTGATCTCGGCATGATCAAACGGGTCCGCCGCTTGCCGAGCGGCATCTTCCAGCTCAACAGCGACAACGCCGCAGTGACCCCCATCGAAGCCACCGAAGATGAGCTCTTCATCGTCGGCCGCGTGATTTGGATCGGCCGACGCGTCTGATGCGCTGCGGCACAGACACCATAGCTAGGAGTGCATGATGAGTTTGGTCGTAGCCGCTTTGATGCTGATTTCCGCTCCGCAAAATGAAGGTGTTGCTGAAGTCGATCGCTTACTGGAGCCGTGTCTCGCGGCCGCCGAGGAGGCATATCGCAAGAACGATTCTACGATCATCGACCGCTTCATCGAGAAGATGGCGAGCGATCGGGAGGCGAACCGTGATCGCATGATGCTATGCCTTGGTTACTTCCGCGGGTCGCAAGACACAGTTCTGAAGCGCGATCCGGTCTCAATCGCCCAGAGCAAGCAACCCGTACAAAGCCCTCCGGTGCAACGTCCGACGCAGCCGGAGGCGAAGCAGGTATCTCCGGTTCGCCCGAGCGGATCGCGACGAGCAGCGGTTAAGGGGCCTTGCTGGCAGGATTATTGTCCTTGCGAGCCCCCGCAAGGCGGACCGGACATGGGCATCTGCCGTCAGCTTCGCGCAGGCATTCGCGTCGATCCCGAAATCCTGGCAGCCGCGGCAATGATGAGAGACGCGCGCAAGCAAATGGATGATTTTGGCCCCATGCGCTAA